GATGTAACTGTTTACCGTTTCTTCTGGCCACGTAAGGACTCAATTGAGTACACAATGTATACTCGTGTTGGCGTCCAGATCGAGCAAGCAGACGCTTGGGTCGTTGTAAAGAACGTTAAGGTCGCTTCCTAATTATTAGGATTTAGATCTCTAGAAAGGCCCCCAAATTAAATTTTGGGGGCTTTTCATTTTAATTTAGTAATGCTATAATTGTTTAGAGTAGAAATAGGAGATTTACATGTCATTTGAGACATTGAAGGTTTCAGAACTAAAAAAGATTGCAGAAGATTTTGCAGTTGATACAGATGGCTTAAAAAATAAAGCCGACGTTATTGCGGCCCTCGCAGAAGAAGGCGTAACTTGGTCTGTATATAACAAGACCATTGAAAAGATGGAAGAAGAGTCAGAAGATATGTCAGTAGAAGTATTGCCAAAATTCGATCCAAAGGCGGACCAGCCAGAGAACACAGTATTAGTTAGAATGACCAGAGCTAATTTTAGATATGATATTGCAGGGTTTACTTTCACAAAGGAACACCCATTCGTAGCAATGAATAAAGATAGAGCTCAAGAAATTTTTGATAAGGAGGAGGGCTTTAGATTAGCAACTCCAAAGGAAGTCCAGGAGTACTACAACTAGTCTAAGCCTATAAAATGGCAGAGATATTTATAAACAGTCAGTCACCAATAAAGCACCAAGTTTTTTGGAATGGTGAGGTTGCAGTTGCAGATTCAGCACCATCCGTAAAGTTATTTGACGTTACAGATGATCCAGCCATAACCCCTCCAATAAATCCAGGACAGCTTGTAGCGGTTCTTTCTTCTGTAGCAGACGAAGTAAATCCTGGTTCATATATTGTAAATATTCCATATGCACAGACTCAAAGAAATAAGACTCTGAGACTGCAGTGGGAGTATTATGTAAATGGGACGGCGGTAACAAAGTCAGATGATGTATTTGTAGTTACTCCATACGTAAACTTTAATCATATTCAGGACATGGGCTTTAGCATGGATTCTTCAGATCCAGGATATAAGTCATATCAAGAATTAGTACGTGCAGAGAAATATGCTAGAAAACAAATTGAAGACTATACCCAGCAAAAGTTTTATCTTCACGATGACGTTTATGTAGTGTATGGGTATGGCTCAGACATATTGCCATTGCCAGAAAAGATATATCAGCTACACGAATTGTATATGAATGATACATTGCTATTAAATACTATAGACGAAATAGATAATTGGAACTACGACGTAATCATCAGCGAAAGCGGTTATGGAATAAGAATTAATCGTGCAACTGCTTTAGATAATACTGTCTATACCGCAAATGGGATGATTCCTCCATCTATATATGATGTTAATGGAGTATTTCAATCAAACACCCCATACAGAATTCAAGGAAGATTTGGATGGGAAAAGGTTCCAGATAATGTTGAGCTAGCAGCTATAGAACTTATGAAGGACTTCTTTGCGAAGGATCTGCTATGGAGAACTAAGTATATAAAGAAGATTTCAACATTCGACTGGGATTTCGAATACAACGGAGAGGCGTATTCTGGTACTGGAAACTCATATGCAGACAAACTACTTGCCGACTATGTATTGGGCACTAAGGTAGAGATCATATAATGAATGATATCGTTGACTCAGTATTGTCTATGAAGTTAGATGTTTACAGACAGTTTGAAGGTCAAGATCCAGACACTGGTGCCATAATCAGAGAATGGACTTACTATAAGACCATTCCGTGCCATGCAAAGGGAGTTATTAGCAACTCTGCTACAACTAGATCTAGCGATAAACAAGTTTTTTCTAACAAATATATAAACGACCAAATCATTCAAGTTCGTACATCTGAAAAATTAACTGCCAGAGAAAAGGTAACTAATATAAGAGATGTAGATGACAACGTAATTTGGCAAGAAATAAATTATCCAAACGAAAGCCCAACCGTATTTGAAGTAATAGGAACAACGCCAGTAACTGATCCTTTTAGCCGTGTGATTGCTTATAACTCATCTATGAAGAGATCGGAGAACCAGCAAATTGGACAATAGTGCACTTCTAGTTCAAACAGCCAGCGGTCTTGAGAGAATGATGTATTCTAATCAAAACGGCCCGCTGAAAGATAGTACCGTAGCTCAAATATCAGCATACGTATACTATGAGGCATCTGTAATCTCTAAGCTTACAACTAACAAGAAATTTCAAAATGCATTTACATCGTTAATATTCCAGCAGATAGATCAGGATTTCGGTGCATATATAGACGCACTGGCAAGAACAAGACCAAAGTCTTTGCACCATGTTTATGAGTGGAAGAGGACTGGGTCTAAGTCTGATAGGCTTTTTAAGTTAAATAAGATTTCAGAGCAAGGATTATCATTTAGAGTTAACTATGAATTCCTTCCATCAAGATCTATGGTTCCTGCTCCAAAGGGGAAGCGTAGACACATGTTTGCAAATAAGGCAGCAGTAATGGAAGCTGGATTACCATTAGTTATTAGACCAAAGAATGCAGAAAGACTAGTGTTTGAATATAACGGAGAAACTGTATTTATGCCTAAAGGCGCATCAGTTACAGTAAAGAGACCTGGTGGGTCTGCAGCACGTAATCAATTTTCGTTAGCGCATTCAAGATTTTTTAGCGGTAGACTTGTAAATGAATCAATTAAAAAGTCTGGGTTCCAAAAGATATTTAATTCAAGCATGACTAAAGCTCTTAGCGTTCCTTCTGATATAAAGAAGGTTCAGTATTCATTCTCTCCAAATACTATTAAATCTCAGGCAGACTCTGCTCTATCCTTGGCATTTGGAGGTGTAATGTGACAGCTAATTATAAGCTAGACGCAATGATTGAACTTAGAAAATATCTATGGAAAGAATTGCATACAAGAAACATATTTGACCAGGACGACTACTGGAGTGATAATCTAAATGAGAATATCGTTCCAATTATCCCAGTTCAACAATCTGCAGAGATGAACCAGTTTTTGAGCGGCAAGAAGCACATAGTCTATGACAAGATAGGTATGTCCTATGAGGATAACTGGTTAATATGCTGTGAGCAAATTCTATTTACTATATACTCGACCTCAGTATCTGATATAAATGAAATCAGAAACTATATGACAGATGAGTTTAGAAGAATGGATGAGTCCGCTAGAGATATAAATAAATGGGCAGATCTATCAGATAAGTTCAAGTTCCATACTGTCTGGGTAGCAGATATCTCCCCTACAGCCCCATCAGAAGAGATTCAAGGATTTTTCTCTGCTGAGGTCATATTAGAAATTAAATATTCAAGAATTACAGACGGCCAGGGAAGATTCCTTTAAGGTTTGCCTTTTTACCTAGAATGGCATAGAATTATACCAAGAGGGAAGAGGCCTAGCCAGCCAGATTTAAAATTTGATTTTACAACTTAATAACCAAAGAATTCCAGGAGGTGGAAACACAATATGGCACAAAACGCAGGTAATGCTAAAAATATTCTCGTTGGTGCGTCACCACTATTCATTTCGAATATTGACGTAACAGCAGGAACATCATACATAGAAAATGCAGAGCCAGGAACAACAGCAGCAGGAGCATACGTATCAGGAGAATCCTATACAAAGACTCTTAATGCTATTACCCCAGGTTCAACATTTGCGTATCGCAACGTAGGATTTACAAATAATGGTCTTCAGATCACTTACAATCCAACATACGATTCAGTAACCGTCGACCAGTTGCTTGATACAGCTAAGCTGTTCAAGTCTGCGATGGAGGTTATGATCGCAACAGAAATGTCAGAAGGTACTCTAGAGAACGTTCTAGTTGTATTTGGACAGTCAGATGATCCAACATCAAACACAATTTCTAACACAAACACAATTATTGAAGACACAGGATTTGCAGCAGGAACAGCAAATACAAAGAAGACACTTGGTCTAGCAGCAGGAGCTCTAGGTATCGCACCTACAGAGCGTCAGCTAATTGCAGTTGGAAATGCTCCATCAACAACAGATGGATCAAACAATAAGTCAACGGAGCGTGTATATTATGCACGTCGTGTTTTGTCAGTGCAGCAATCAGCTTTCACATTGGCAAGATCTACTCCAACTACATTCCCAGTAACATTCCGTCTTCTTCCAACCGCTATGAGCGGCTACGAAGGACAAGAGTACGGCAAGATTATTGACCGTGTATTGGCTTAATAATTAATTAATTATTCTACAGGGGCCCCCAAGAAATTGGGGGCTTTTGTGGTTGTATTAGTATATAATTTTTAGTATAATGATTTAGACTAGATCCTAGGAGGATTAAATTGGCAACAACAGTATACGACGTAGAAGAAGTACAGCTACAAAATGGGCAAAATGTAAAGCTCAAGCCACTATCAATAGCAGAACTGCGTAAGTTCATGATAGCGATTAAAAAGACAGCAGAGTCCCAAACAGAAGATGACACCCTAAACATTCTGATTGATGCTTGTGCAATTGCACTTGAAAAACAACTACCAGAATTGGTAGCAAACAGAGAAGCATTTGAAGATGCTTTAGATGTTCCAACAATGAACCGCATTCTAGAAGTTTGCGGAGGAATCAAACTTGACGACCCAAACCTACTAGCGGCAGCGGTTCTGGCTGGTCAGAACTAGATTTAGCCGCTTTAGAGGGAGAAGTTTTTCTTTTAGGACATTGGAAAAATTACCAAGAACTAGAAGAAAGCTTATCAATGCCAGAGCTTATAAATACATTGAAGTCTTTAAAGAGAAAAGAGCACGAAGATAAAAAATTTGCAGCTTCTTTAAAGGGAGTAGATATAGGTGAATACCAAGATGATAAAAAGGGAGGCCCTAGTTTCCAAGATATAGAGTTACGAGCCGCAGGAATAGATGCAGCTAGCAACGATGTTGTTTCGTTACAAGGAAATTTTGCAGCGCAAGCTGGATTTGGAATTGGAGCGGGACTAGGATACACAAGGGAATAGTTTGATATAAATGGCTGACGAAACGATCAGTACCCGCATAGTCGCTAACGCCGACTTCTCAGCCCTTATTGCCGATGTGCATAAGGTTACTGCCAGCCTATCAAAATTACAAGAGCAATTAGCTAACTCCAATAAGATGTTGGCAAATCAAATTGCCGTAATGAATAGATCGTTTTCGGATACACTAAGAAGCACAGGACAGTTTTCCACACACTTCGTCAGCCTACAATCAGATGTTGAAAAGTTTGGTAAAAATCTTGACGGCGGAAAATTAAAGCTAAATCAATATTTTAATACTTTCAGAGATCATGCTAAACAATCTGGTGGTGTTATTCGTGATTTAGCAAAACAACAGGTAGCCCTACAAAATTCAATATTACAACCGCTAGGCAGGAATGCACAAGGACTTATGCAGTTCAATGTGCACGTTCCAAGAGGGCTAGATGAAGTAAAGAACAAGGCAGCAATTGCAAGACAAGAACTTCAGATTATGAATAAAGTTCTTCAAGATGGCGCTGGACAACTTATTAACTGGGGTAAAAATACTCAGTGGGCAGGTCGCCAATTAACAGTAGGTCTCACAGTACCACTTGCAGCATTTGGTGCTCAGGCAGCAAAAGCATTTAGAGAAGCAGATCAAGAATTAGTTCGTCTTACAAAGGTTTATGGCGATGTTGCAGGAACTTCTGCAGCAGAGCTTGGCAAGGTTCGTAAAGATGTTTCTGAAACTGCAAAACAAATATCTGCAGCAATGGGTGTCAGCTTTAAAGAAACAATTGGATTAGCAGCAGATATTGCAGCAACTGGTAAAACTGGTAATGAACTGTTAGGTTCTATTCAGGAAACAACAAGACTAGCAGTGCTTGGTGAAGTAGATCGCCAGGAAGCAATGAAAGCAACACTTGCAATTCAATCAGCATTTAAACAAAATACAGAAGAATTGTCACAATCAATTAACTTCCTGAACGCAGTTGAAAACCAAACTTATACAACGCTAAACGATTTAGTAGAAGCAATTCCAAAAGCTGGTCCAGTAATTCAAGGACTAGGTGGAAGTGTTCAAGATCTAGCTTTATATTTGACAGCTATGAGAGAAGGCGGAATTAATGCATCAGAAGGTGCAAACGCTTTAAAGTCAGCATTAGCTTCTTTAATTAACCCAACAGATGTTGCAGTTGGAAAATTCCAAGACTTAGGAATAAATCTTCTTAGCATAGTTAATGATAATGCTGGAGACTTAACTGGAACATTAATGGAGCTTCAGGGTGCACTAGATAGTCTAGATCCACTTCAGAAACAACAGGCAATCGAGCAACTATTTGGTAAGTTCCAGTTCTCAAGACTTAATGCGTTGTTTGAAAACCTAGGTCGTCAAGGAAGCCAGACTCTTAAAGTATTAGATCTAATGAAGGCATCTTCTTCTGAATTAGCTTCTGTAGCTGATCGAGAATTATCAGCCGTAACCGAATCTGCTTCTGGTAAATACCGTAGAGCATTAGAAAGCCTGAAGGCTTCCCTTGCTGAAGTTGGAGAACAATTTTTAACAATTAATACTGTATTAATTCAAGTAATTGATAAGGTCGTGCAGTTTGCAAATAACTTACCAAAGCCTGTCAAGCAAGTGCTTGCCCTACTTGGAGGAATAACTGCAATCATTGGTCCTTTCATTATGTTAACTGGTGTGCTTGCAAACTTCTTTGGATATTTATTAAAGGGAGCAGCACATCTTAGAGCATTCTTTAAGGGCGGAGAAGGATGGAAGTATTTAACTCCAGAAATGCTAGCAGCAGAAAAAGCTGGTAAGTTAGTTGAGCAATCATTCTATAGCGATGCAAAAGCGGCGGCAGTATTAAAACAAGCATTAGGAAACTTAATTGATGAGTTTGCAGTATTAGAAGCAAAGGCAAAATCTGGTTCAATTAGTGTTAATCCAGCAGTTTCAACAATGGCGGGAAACCTTGTTGTAGCAGCAGGCGGACCAAGAGTAGTAGATCCAAATCATCCACTAGCTGGAGCAATGGGAACAAGAGCAAGCTCACACATGGTTCCTAGATCTGGAATGAACGATGCTGAAAGACTTCAGCAGACAATGTTTGGAATGGTTCCAGGATCTGGACCAGTTAATCAAAAAATAGGTCAGAATCCACAGATCTATATGAATGAAAGACTTCCAAATGTTCCTGGCCTAACAACAGTAGGCGGAGTATCAACTGGTATAGTTTCAGGAGAAGCTGCTAGATGGCATGCCATGATGGCAACTTTATCTATGCAATCAAAGGCAGAAATTGAAGCATTAAAGAAACAAATTGTTGCAACAGGAGTTGTAAGCAAAGACTTTATGATGCAGTTTGACGATATTCTTCCAGTTGTTTCTAAGCTAACAGATAATGCTGCAAGAGAATCTGCAGTAATCGTTGCAGAGCTTCGTGCAGGCAAGATGACAGTTGAAGCAGCAAAAGCAAAAATTATTGCCCTTAATCTGGAAACAGAAAGAATGATTGCATCAGCAGTTGGCGCACAGGCAACAGCTATGGGCAGAACAATTAACCCCACAATGGTTCCTACATTAAATCAGCCAGTAGTTGACCCAACTGGTAAATCTAATATGAGAGAGTTATTTAAAAAGGGTAAGACAAGAGATTTTATTAACAAAATAGCAGGAGCACTAGGAGTTAGAACATCTGGAGCAGGCTACAACATTGAAACAACGGTCCCTAAGAAGTTTAACCTTGGCGGACTTGCAATGAGACTAGCTGGAAGATTTACTGGAAGAAGAGTCCCAGGACCTAATGTAAATAAAGATATAGTTCCAGCTGTATTGACCCCAGGAGAGTTTGTTGTAAACGCAGAAGCAACCAGGGCAAACCTTCCGCTGCTACAGGCTATAAACAGCGCTAGAGGCGGAAGACAGTACAGAGCAAAGGCATTATTAGATGATGCTGGTATTCCAATTAATACTCTTCAAAATTCTGTATATCCTGCACGTCAATCTGCAAATCTAAGAAGTCGTGGCGGGGCACCAGTAACAGCATCTTCTTACCTAGATGAATTTGCAGACCCAAATGTATTTGGAATGGCAAATGCTGTTCTAAGAAGATCTAAGCTTCCTCCACTAACATCACAGCAACACAAAGATGTTAATACATATTTAAGAACTAATATTGATCCTAATGGCAATATCACAGAGCAAGAGTTTGGAAGACATTTAACAAAAGCTTATTTAAATGCTGGCGTAACAAGAGATCAACTAAGAGCTATTGCTGCAAGAAATACAATGAGATTCCAGTTCCCAGGAACAGGTACCATTACACAAAGAAGAGATAATTTAATAAAAACATTATCTGAAAAATATCCTTCAGGATCATTTAAGGTAGATCCAAGTAGCAATAATAATATAATTGTTGAGCTTCCTGGACAAGCTCCATTTAAAATAGAGCACGAACAAACACGACCACTCTCTCAACAAGGAACTTCTTATGAAACATTAAGACAGGGAATGCCTGCTGGCACTAGAGGAGGAGAGCAACTTTCATATGCTCATCTACCACTAGACGAATCTTTGTTTATGAATATGGGAGGAATGGTTCCAGGATACAACAGAGGCGGTCTAGTTAAGCAGATGATTGGCGGAACTGGAATTGCAATTGGTGGACAGATGCTGGGTTCTCAAATTGGTGGTGGTTTAGGAACTGCAATATCAATGGGGTCAGGAATACTTGGCTCAATGTATTCATTTGGTGGCATGGGCGGCGGAGGAGCAGACGGATCTCCAAGTATGGGCGGAAGAGCTATGAGCAAACTTCCTCAAGGACTTCAAGACATAGCAGTTAAGTCAACAAAGACATTTGGACCGATAGATACTCTTACCACAAAGATGAGAGCTTTTTCTGGAGGCCTATCTGGAGCTGCTAGATTAATTGGCCCAGTTATAAAAGGCCTTGCTGGAGTATTAAGATTTGCATCTCCATTAGGAGTAGCACTTACTGCATTAACTGCAGGAGTTTCTATCTTTGTTAAGATGCAAAAAGAAAAAGCCAAGCAGCTAGAGATTGGTAGACAAGCGTTTGGAATGGATGCAGAAGCAGCATCTAAAGCAGGATTTAAATATACTGATTATAACGCTAAGATAAAGCAAGCAATTGAAAATGCTCAGGCTCTTAAAGAAAAAAATCTTATGGTTTATGAGAGCATGACAAAAGCAAACATTCCTATCAAGATGACAATTGAAGAATATAAGAAGCTTAAAGAACAAGTAAAGACAACTATGTCAAGCTACGTAGAATTGTTTGACCAAACAGACAGAAAAGATGTTGGTCAGGTTGCTGTTCAGCTAAAGGCACAATTTATGGCGGCTGGAGATTCTGCAGAAATTGCTACGGCTAAAATCTTTACAATGATTAAGCAATCTGAAAATGCTAACATGGCAGCACAAGCTATTAGTTCTAATGCATTCCAAAGTATTCAAAACATGGAGCAGGCATCAGCTCAAACAGTAAAAACATTTGAGGCTGCAATGAAAACTGGAGATGCTGAGTCTCAAGCAAGGGCATTACATAGTGTATTTATGGCAATGGATGCTACCCTAGAAGAAACAATTTCAAAGCAAAAGCAATTAGGTGAGTCAGGAAAAGCTAGTGCAGAACAACAAGCGGCGGCTGTAAAGAGTAAGCTTGACCAGATAAATGTTTTATTTGGAAAGCAAGCTGGTCTATCAAAGGACGTTATAGCAGAGATAGGCAAGACAGATCCATTATTAGCTGGAATGCTAAATAAAACAGACACCCTAAATAGCGCATGGGCAAAGTATAGACTAACTCTTAGCGGAGTTTCAATGAACTTCCAATTCATGAGCGGAGAAGCAGCAATTGCTGCAAATAGATTAAATGAAATAGTAAAGGCTCAAGTTCAACTTAATCCTTCTATAGCAGCTGCAAATAGTAAATATAAGGGAATGACAGATGAGATTAAGCGTCTTGAAAAAGCTCAAAGAGGTCAGTCTGCAAAAGCCCAAATTGATTCTAGAAAAGTAATTGAAGGATTAAATAAGCAAATTGCTGCAATTAGAAAAGCAGCACAAGATAAAATTGATGGTATTCGTAGAGCAACAGAAGCAGAGAATACTCAGCTAGAAATTCAAAAGGCTCAACTAAGAGCACAGCAACTGTTAGCTCAAGGAAATCTGACTGGCTACGCAGAAGAGCAGATGACAATTGAGCAACTTCTAAATGATGCTAATCGTAAATCTGCTGAAGAAGCAATCATAGCCAAGGCAGAACTTGATATCAAACCTCTACAGGATCAGTTAGACGCCCTTGCTAAAAAGAATCAAAATGCTGCAGACAAGGCAAGCCTTGCTGGTGAAAGCCTATCTTCTCTTCGCACTAAAGCTGATACTTTTAATAGCGGATTAACAGAGTACACAACAAACTTAAATAACTTAATGACAAAACTTCAAGTGGAAGGAGATAAGTTTAAGTTAACAGATGAGTTTAAAAACACAATGGCTGCCCTAACAAAGATGGGCGACTCTCTTGGAATTAAAACAACTCCTCAAGAAGTACTAGATCAAATTGGTAAAGCTCTTTCTAAAAATCAAATCTTAGCACAACAAGTTAATATTTTAACTGGCAAAGTTAGAGATGGAAGCATGGGTGGTTCTGGAACGCTCAAAGATCCGTTTACACTGGGATCACAGGGTACTGGCACCAAGGGAGATATACAAGGAGCAAGTCTTTCAAGCTATGGAAACCCACTAAAAGATTTTGGCGAATTTGGTATAGGTCAAAAGCTCAAGAATTTTGCTTACAAACAGGGCTTAGTTATGGGTGATTATTTCTCAGCAGAAGACGACAAGGGTCTTGTTTCGATATTTAAAGTAAAAGACGATGACGGAAATATTACAAGAGTAAAGAATCCTTATGAAAAGAAAGCTCTTGGAGGAGCAGTTGTCGCTGGCAAACAATATATTGTAAACGATAGAGTTAACGCATTGGGAACCCAAGGAGAAGGATTTATTCCTAATGTTTCTGGCACAATTTATCCAAATGCGGCTACAATGCCAAAGTTTAATATGCCTGGAGGAACTAACTATAGCGGTGTTAATATATCAAATAGTCCAAGCAGTAATAACGTATATAATATAGATATTGCATTGAATGGAACAAATGTGACTGCCGATGACGTATTGCGTAGTTTCAAGAGAGAACTAGCCTTAGTTAACGCAAGAGAAGGCATTGACAGACGTATCGGAGGAAGTGTATAATGAGTATGTATTTACCTAGAGGATCAGTTCTAAGCATAGAAGCAAAAGATATTCTTGCTACTCCTGCAGGCACAACTAAAATATGGAATAAAGTAACTGAGCATAACAGGTCAGATTTGTCTGTATCAATAGAAAGAATTGAACAGTCTATTAGAACATCTAATGGAACTCTTAGAAAAAATCACATAGCAGATAAAAGAAGATTCTCAATGTCTTGGTCTATGCTTCCTTCATATAGAACATTAACTGTTGACGGGGCATGGGGAGCGGAAGACCTAAGACAATTTTATCTAAGCGAAGATGGTAAAAAGGAATTTAATATTAAGATTAACTTAGCATCAAATGGGGCAGACCAGTCATCGTCTGGATTTGAGCCGTATACTGTGGTATTTGGAGGCTGTAATTTTTCAGTTGTAAAGCGTGGCTTACAACCACACTGGAATGTATCTATTGAGTTGGAAGAAGTCTAATGATTCAGGCACCAGCAGTTAAAACAATTATAGAGCAAAATACAACCATTAAATCTAATATTGGTTGTACTATTGAATATAATATGAATTCTATGATTGATAATATTTCTGTAACTGGATCTGAGTATACTAGAACAGATGGATCTAAACCTTATAAAAAACTTTTCCCAGCATCTTCAGTTGTAAAAGCATTTAGACCAGTAGGGGCGGGAGTAAGATATGGAATTGTTGGTGATGTAGATTTAAATAGCTGGAAAGATCCAAAGAATATAGATTACACATTAAATTATAGAACCTACTATCCTGGCATTGATACATATTATAAGTATTGGTTATCTGAAAGAGGCACTGGGGCAAATATAGAAATCACATACCCACAAGCAGTCTTGACCAACAAGATCATTGTTAGATTTGAAATATCTCATGCTATTCCTCCAACATGGACTGTTTATAAAGAAGGAGACGCAGTAATTGCAACAGGAACAAGTTCTGCCATAAAGCCTTTTACAACTAGCGGAACAAAGAATTACGATGCTGGAACATTGACTCTTTATTATAATGGAACGGCATGGGTGACAACAGAGCCTGCCACTATATCAACACCAGTATCTATAACATCATTAAAGCTAGTAACATCAGGTGTTAGTACCCCTATTAGAACGGCTCCTGAAGTTAGCGGATCTAACATAGGAGTAATTGAATTATCTCCAAGATGGGTGGCAGATCTAACCCCACACATATCAAATTTTTCTACATCCCAGGAATCATCTAGCAGCCCAGACGACATTTTGCCAGTAGGAAAAGTTTCAGCAAACTCAATGTCATTAGACTTGGTATCGTACGAATCTCCTAGAAAAATTATTTCATACGAAAAGGGAACAGCATTTAGTGCATCAAATATTTATCTTTATAAGAGTGCAGAGCTAAAGCCATACATTAAAGTGTATTACTCAGGAGCACCTCTTACAGATTCACAAGGTCAGTATGAAAAGGTAAAGCAAGGTACATTTTATGCGGACTCATGGACCACTTCAGAATTCGGAAACATAACAGTAGATGCCCTAGATGGAGCAAAATCACTACAGGACATAATTGTTCCTGGAATGGTATCTAAAGATAGTTCAGCAATAGCTATTATCAGAAAGCTTTTGGATAACGTTGGATTTACTAACTATAATATAAATTATAAAAAGACTGAGCTAAATGGCGTTGTAACCATCACAGATAAATCAATCTTAAGTCCTATTTACTGGTGGACAGATGACAATGAAACAGTATGGAATGCTATTCAAGAAATATGTAGAGACTCTCAGATGGTAGCCACATTTGATGAGAACAACGTACTGCAATTCTACACACGAGACTATTTGTTTTCGCAAACAACACCACACTGGAATTTTAAATATTCAAAAGACGGAAACATATTGCCAAACATTATGTCTCTACAGAAAAGGGATCTTCCAGCAATTAATCAAGTAAAGATTTTATGGAATCCAGTAACTGCAAGCGAGCTTCTCGGAAGTGGTCAGCCATTATGGAAATCTGGATCTTCTTATCTAGGAGCATTTTCTCTTAACACAACGCTTTTAAATGATGCTGGCGCTGGTTCATATATTAGCCTATCTCCAATAACAGTAAATCAAGAAACCAAGCAAATCATATATAGCTATTCTGGATACCTAGTAATTGATTCTGAGATTATTGAATATGACGCAGTAGAGTATCAATACGTTAATAAGTTAGGCACTGTATCTAAAGTAGACATAGAACAACAGAGCGACCTTCAAAAGATTGCAAATAACATATCCCTGACTCTGCCAGCCAATAAAGCTATAGGACAAACTGGAAGAATAAGAATTAAAGCCAGAGGAGCATTTGGCACGACACCAGCTTTCCACACAGCTTCAGGTTCAGTTGCAGCAATTGGCTGGAACGGATACAATAACACTTTTAAAACTAATAATACATCAGACACTACTGTTGCCAGTAGCGTACCATCAAATGTTACATGGTCTGTTGCTACACCTCCATCTTTAAATTCAACTCCTGCTGAAACAGATATAACTTCTCCAGTTAAGCAAATCCAGAAGTCTTTATTTCAAATAACATCTGACAGCACTAATAAAGCTTTAAATGCGGTGGCTGTAAAAGATATGAATATATCAGAATCTTCAGAGTACTATACATTTGGAACAGGAATGTTCTTCAAGAGCACTGTAAAGAATGTTAACGCTTCTGGTGGAATTGGATTTTTTACAAGTCCTAATGGTATGGATGGCTATTATATTTCTATGGAGACTACTTCTAATCTGGCAGACAGTGGGTCTGACAAGGCACTGGGTATATTTAAAGTTAAAAATGGAATTAAGACTTCTCTTACAGATTCTCAACAAGACAAAGCAAAGACACTTGCATTTCTTACTGGCTCAACTTCTTATAAAGTAGATGTTAGAGTAAAATATGATTCAACAAATCAAGTAGTAGTGATAGATGTTTTTATAAATAACTTTAAGATAACTGCTGCTGATTCAAACGACATTCTTGCACGTACTTCAAATTTAGCAATCTACTCAAACGTAGGATCCACGTTCTTTGATTATGTATATGCAGTTCCATTAAATCAAACTCAATACGAGCAAGGTATCTTACAAGACCAGTACTACGGAAGATTTGGAAGCACTGCTTTAAAATTCCTTTACGGAGATAAACTAACAAGCAGCTTTGACAGTGGTGGAGTACCTGGAGGAGCAGTCGATGAATTTGGAACTGTTGCAAGAGAGTTAAAAAAGATTAATGTTAAATACGACTCAAGACCAGCTTTCCCTGTATTCCCAAGCGTTGGCCTAAGCCAGTATGTAGAAGTTCTTGGCTCCAGACTAACTTCATTTGGAGCAGAGGTATATGTGGTAAATAACGCAGGAACATTTGTCCCGCTAGATGATTCTCAATTTGCCTCATTCAGTATTATTGGAAATACGATTGTGCAGTCTGGTCAAAATGAATACTTGGATAAAACAATAAATGAGTTCACTAGCCCAGAGCAGGCCACGTTTGAGTCCACCTGGATTCAAAGAGAAGAGGACGCAAAAAATTTATCTGATTGGATTAAGAACCAATGGTCTAAAAAACAGTCAGTATGCGAATTAGAAATATTCTCAAACCCCTTGATTTCTGTAGGAGATCTTGTTACAATTAACTATCCTTCTAATGGCCTAGATGGAACACAAAAATTTATAGTATCCAGTATAAACAATAGTTTCGAGGAAGGGCTAAAGACCAAGATAACTACTAGATCTATTTATAGTTAATAAATGGTATAATAAAAAAATGGTTAAAAAATCAAAGACCTCTTCGAGTGCTCAGCCAACCACAGCTCCATTAGTTACTGTTGTAGGCTCAGAGCTTGATGTTGTAGCGAATTCAAACTATTTAGCCTATCTAACCCCAAACGTTGCAGCCGCAAGATTAGTTGGTCAGCAATCATCTGATGACCTAAATAATGGAGAAGAAGATCCAGAAGAGGATCCAGATGATGGTCCAGAGGGTCCAGACGGGCCAGACGGGCCAGAGGAAGGCAATAACTTAAAGCCTAGTCTTTCTGATATACAAGTTGTTTCTAATGAAATTGTTTATGATGCAGCAAATAACCCTACAGCAAAAGTAGTTTTTAAAGTTAGAAATAGCAGTGGAGAAGCGCTAAAAGCAATAAATGTAAAGGTTGAGAGAAAATGATAACTAAATTTGGTAAAAGATTTTTAACAAGCTACCTATCTGGCAATAACGCATTTGTGGGCAAAGAGATAGCTTTAGGAATAGGATCAACGGCGGCAGACCCTAAAGGTAATGATACTAGACTAGAGTTTGAGTTCTACAGAATGCCAGTAGAGTTATCAGGATTTGATGTTATTCAAACTGGTGTAGATATAGACGGAGACCCAGTATTTGCTTATAACATTGTTTATAAATCAACAATCCCACAAGATATATCTGGGGTAATTTCTGAAATGGGATTATATCCAAGTGGCAGAACATCTTTTAATAATTTCGACAGCGCATTTGTTTCATCTTTTTCAAATAATTTTAACTGGTTTGACGGATCGTCTAATCCAGTATCTCAAAGCAATACAGTAGACGCACTTGGAGAATACACATTCTTGTCAAAAATTGGTGACAGTATGGTTAGAATTGATGCCACATCTGGTTTCCCTAAAGAATATATTAACTCATTAGTATCCTATGACCTGTCTGGATATAGCGTAAATGACAGTATAGCAATTGCATATAAGAAGGCAGACAATAATCTTTCTAAGATTAGACTAAAGTTTTATAGTTCATCTTCAGCATATTACTATATTGATTTTACCCCATTATCTGGAACAGGCGATAAGGTACAGAGCCTATCTCTGAGTAACCTATTTGCAAACTATACCGCATCTCCAAATTTACCAGATCCATCTTCAATTATAAAAATTGGAGTTGAGGTAACAGCTACTGGAGGTAGCACATCAGTTTATTTCGATGGAATCAGAATTAACGACGAAGACACATTTGATCCATCATATGGAATTATTAGCAGATATGTATTGTCTACCCCTCTAATTAAAAAGCCAGGAAGACCTGTAGACATAGAATACAAAATGCTTCTGGAGTTCTAAGTGGCCGAAAAATACTTTCCTTCAGACTTAGCTAAAAATAATCAATTAACAGATCAAGATTATTTTACAGTTCCTGTTCCCAATTTAAAGATAGATACTAAATATTCTTTTCAATTCCAATGGGTCTATTCTGATGGCGAACTAAGTCCGTGGTCGGATGGCTATACACTTACAACCGTAGATTTACCTACCCTTACTGCACCAAAATTTTTAAATACAGATCTTACTTACTTCAATGGAATTTTAAATATTACATGGAATGGCTTAGACGCAAACGGTCAACCATACGGCAAAGCATTTGATAGAATTAATGTTTATGTAAAAGATGAAACGCTTATTGGATCACCCTATAGACTTGTTGGCTCATTAAAAGCAGCTGGAACATTAAAGGTTGCAGTACCTCCAGTAGCTCATAGCGTTAAGCTAACAGTTGTTGCATTAGATGGAACAGAGTCAGATTTTAGTACATCGCAATTTGAAACGCCAAAGCTTGTACCGCTAACCTTACCAACATCTGCTTCTGGATCTTGGGTAGGAACAAACTTTAAGGTTTCATTTAATCATAATCCATCAGAAGAATATTTTAGTTATTACAAGGTTACAATAACTGGCGGCGGAACATCTAAGGTATTTGATGTGCCACCATTGCCAGGAACATCATCTCAATCTTTTACATTAAGCTTATCTCAAAATAGAGCAGCATTTGGTGTACCTCAAACTTCTTTTAGCGGATCAGTTAAAACAGTAAACATATATGGCAACGAAGGATCTTCAGTTCCATTTAGCTCTTCAGCATATGCGAACACATTGCCATCTGCAACAATTATAGCCTCAGCAATAAGTAATGGATATAGCGTATCCTATACAACTCCGTCAGATGCAACATTTGATAAGATAGAAATAGAAGAAATTGAATCTTCAAGCCTTACTGCACCAACAACTGGCTTTACAAAAATATTTTCTGGATCAAGCAACCCAGCAGTTGTAATTGTTCCAAATACAAACAAGAGATGGGTACGTGCAAGGTTTTCTGACAACATCGGAGGTTTCGGTGCGTATGGCACAGCGGTTGCTGTTACACCAACTAGTCCTGTAGTTGTAGATAATGAAGGTCCACCAGATGTTGGATCAGTAACAACTTCAGGCGGATTAGATAGCAGTGGAACAGTAGGCTTTAACGGATATGCAGATATATCTTGGCCTGCTGTAACAACTGGCGGAATTCGTGGATACAGAATTAGATATAAGGCAACAACCTCTTCAGTGTATTCTTATGCAGATTCACCTGGTTCTGGAACATCATATAGATTAACAGGATTGGGAGCTGGGCTAGTATATGAAATAGCAGTTGCTACATATGATGAGTATAATAATACCTCTTCTAATTATGTTGCTGGTTCTAATGTTACTGTAGGTGGAACACCATATATTGCAAGTACAGTGGATGTTACTGGCTACTTTAAGGCAAAGGCAAATCCTACAGATTTAGATAGCACAGCATTTAAATTTGGATACGGAGTAGATACAGGCAAAAGAGGACTTGTATTTAATCCAAATAACTATTGGTATATAGATTCTAATCAATCTGCATCATTAAAAGTCGGCGGAGCAACAACAAATTACATTGAGTGGAACGGTGCGTCCTTTGTTATAGATGGAGACCTAAGAGCTAAAAAAGGATCATTTAGCGGAAACGTAAGTATTGCAAGTGGTGCTTCTTTATATAGTGGAACTCTAACTGGTAACACAGTTACAACTACTGGAGATACAGGCGGATCTTTATCTGGAGCTGGATATATATTAAATTCTTCTGGACTAACATTTAGTTCAGCAACGGTATCTGGTATAACCACAATTGATGCAACATCTGGTTTGTTTACAACAACTAGTGCAAATATCGGCGGATGGAATGTTGCTTCTAGCGCAATATCAAAAACTTCAAATAGCGGAACAATTACCCTTAATTCATCTACTGCACAAATTACGGCTTCAAGTACATCATATACTGCAGGAATTGCGACACCAGATACAAACTCCGCAAGCGATATTGTTTTTTGGGCAGGAGGATCTAGAAGTACAGATGCTAATTTTTATGTAAAAGCAGACGGAACTGTAGTTATGAAGTCTGCATTGATTACTGGATATGCTTCATCAAGCTCTATTCCAGATGTTTCTGGATTTATTACAGCAGGACAAGTTAACACAAATGTAACAAGCATTAGTGGTGGAGTAATAACAACAGGCATTATTAGAAATGCTGCACAATCTGGACCATCTGATGGATCTAATTATTCTACGGCTGGTATGGCTATTAATTTAGATAACGGAACTCTTACAGCAAAGCAGTTTAGAATCGACTCAAGCGGAAACGCTTTCTTCTTAGGAACATTATCTTCAGGAATTTCATTATCTGCACCTTCAATTACTGGAGGCTCTATTACTGGAGCGTCAGTTACAGTAACTGCTGCAATTACATCCACAGGCTTGCCAACAGCTAGCGATTCCTCGCTTTCTGAAAGTAATGATACTAATCAGGATACATCCACATCTTATGTTGGAGCTGCGACTTTTACCCCAGAATTAACATTACAAAACGGTAAAATTTCTTCTAATAGCATTATGAGAATAGAGGGATCCAGTTATACAGAAATTTTATCTGGTGGAACTCAGTCAGCAATGTTTGATTCTACAAAATCCGCAATGTATTTTACAGAGGGGCTTTATTTAGGAGATCCCGCAAAATCTTCATCTTCAAATGTTCAATCAACATCATTGTCAACTCGTGTTCCATGGATATCAATTGATGGAACTTTGAGATTAAGAAAAGGTGCACCACTTCTATATCCAGGCGGAACAGCTGGTGCATATGTAAGAAATATTTATATTAAACAAACAAACTCTACCCCTGCTACAACAACAGGGCATGTCGGCGACATTTTCATTACATACTAGGAATACAAATGCCAATATACGCTAAAGTAGGAACAAGCAGCTGGTCAACAAATGCCAAAAAGGTATGGGTTAAAGCAACAGATGGATGGAAGTCTGGAACAAAACTATTTGCTAAGACATTAAATGGCTGGGTTCAAATGTGGCCTGGAGATGCTCCAGCGGTTAATTTAAATGATCCAATTAATATTAGATTAACTGGATATAATGGAACAGTAGCATCTAGTCCACAGTCTATAAATACAGTATTGTATGGACATGATTCAAATGGAGCCAGCATAGTCGGAGCTACTCCAATTACTATTAATTCAAGAAGAATGAAAATTTCTGAAGATAATAGTGGTAATACAACAAGATATCAATTAGAAACAACAGATGTTTATAACTTAACAAGCAACTCAGAAACAGATATTGGATACAAAAGATATTTGGCTGACGGATGGTGGCTATTTTATGAGATTGTTGCTTCAAACGTATGGTCTACCTATCCTCCAGGAACAACATTGTTTTCAAATCCACCAATTAAAATTATAAGACAGGCACCAACATTTAGCTCAAACTCTCCAACTATTGGAGAAGATTATTCTGGAACCAACCCAGTTATATCTATTAATTTTTCATTCAGTGATACTTGGTGGAAAGCAGCAGATCTTGATAGGTCATATATTCAATGGTGGCAAAATTCATCAAAGTCTCCTGGAGGAACACCTCTTCAGAATACCCCAATACAAGATATATTTGGACTTATTGATACAAGAAGCGGTTCATACTCAGATTATAATGGTACTGGAACAACAGTAAGCGGTGTTGACTCCTATGTTGCAATGGGAGGGATTCCAGCAGGTCAATATATAATAGCTGAAATTGTTTTAATTAATTCATACACAGACCATACTGGCTCCCCAATAAGCGCATTTGTATCAACTGGAAATAAGCCATCAATAACTGCTCTTTCAGTATCAGATGATAATGGAAACGGAGTTGTTGATAATCAGTCGTCCCCAAGAATTATATCTGACGGATACTTAAACTTTGTGGCAACCGTTCAAGATGCAGCCGCATCTACCTATTATTTACTAGAGCCAAGAATCTATAACAATTTTAATGGCAATACATATGAATTTAATAGTAGTACCGTAATTGGAAGCACATCATTTCCTACCGATCTTACTCCAACATCTGTTTCATTAAATGGAACAACAGCAACGGTAACATGGAGAATATATATTAATGCAGATACTTTGTATTCTATTGGAACGCCGACATACTCTGGAGGCCAACCGAGATTTCAATTTGAATTTAGAGTAAGCGCAAGAGCATCCTCATCTTCAACAAATTCTTCGGCATCTTATTTTACTGGTATAGCATCTCTGGGAGCAGATAGCGTATACATGCAAGGACTTGATGTTCCAGCAATGGTTAGCGTTCACCCATCATCAGCAATGACTTTAAATGTAAGTTCATCTACAGTATCTCCAGGATCTTCTGTAACATTTTCTGGCACAACAGCAGGTTATCCTTCTGGAACTTCATCTTTCCCAAGAAGATACCTAATAGATTTTGGAGATGGAACAAATAGTGGATGGCAATATTTTTCAACTGGCGTAAGCAATCCAAGTTTTTCTGGAATAAGCAAAACATATTATGATACAGGAAGCTATACTGCTGTATTGAAATGGGAGCCACAGGGAGACCCAACAAGAAGTACAAGGGCTCGGTCTATTACTGTTGCAGGCGCAGCACCAGTTCTAGTAAGTTCTCCAGTAAATACAAATACAAGCGGCACACGTAATTTTTCAGTAACAACTGGTTCTTGGAATAATTCACCTACGAGCTACTCATATCAATGGAAAGCTTATACTTATTTACCATACCCACCATATGCCAGCACTATAAACGTTGGAACAAATTCTAATTCATATTCAGGTATTTCTTCTTATGATAACTACAGTATATATTGCGATGTTACTGCTACAAATGCTGGTGGATCAACTACAGCGTCTTCAAACTCTATAACTCAAGTATCTCCAGGAGTTGCCCCTAGTGGTGGTTCGGTAACATTAACACCAAGCGGAACACAAATGGCGGGAACAACAATAAGCGCTGTTGCTGGGGCAATGTCTGGAACTGCAACAATAAGCTACGTAACAACTATTAGAAAAGCAACAGGAAGAGAACCTGTTGAGACTGACACCGCAGTAGGGTCACAAGGTTTTGGTACGGGTCCTTCAAATGCTGCAACCCATACAATTACTACTTCAGAAGCGTCTGGAACACCAGATCAATTTAAAGCTTTTACTACTGGATCTAATGCCTACGGTAGCAATACAGTGGGATCTAATACAGTTATATCTACGCCTTATGTTGAAC